ACAAATGGAGATGGTGGCAGTCCCTGCCTGGCATTGGACAATGGTTCAGCATGGTTACGAATAAATCTAGGGTCAGCCGTAAGTGCAAGTAGTGCAGATGAGTATATAATCGCAGAATGAATATACTAGAACGAGCAAAGCAATTTTACGATTCAACCAAGGGCGATATGTTCAAGGATTTAAGTGCGTATGCAGCCTATGGATATGTATTTATTACACCGCAAAGCTTACTACTAACCAAACCTGTACAAAGTAAATCAGATAAACATCCTGACGAGCAATGGGGTGTATTAGCACCAGATGCTTGGTATGTTAAAACTGCAATCGGAGAAAATTGCATAAGTGAATTTATAGATAGAACACCATATCCACTCCCATTTGTTGGATGGATGAGGCAATTAAAATCAAAACCAATAAAATGGTACGACTTAAATAGAATCATTAGGAGGAAATAGCAATGGGAGGAGGAGGAACAAGTATAAATTATCCTGAGCAGCCAAGTTATGGCGAGGGAATGGCAGACGCACTTAAAGCGCAAGTAGAATTACTTACAGGCACAGGAGACTTTGCAGAGACAGGGTCACTTGAATCCTTGCTTCCACTTGAAGAATCAATTCGTAAGAAGACTGCACAGACAGACACAGATATTCTTAGGCAGACTTTGCTTGGAACAGAGCAAAAAGTTGTGCGTGATCCACAGACAGGTAAGTTTGGAATACCTGGTGCAGAACCTGTAACTGTTGAGGGAAGTCAACAACCAGCAGGTGCAAGGTATCAAATGCTACCATTTAATTCTGGGTTAAATGTAGGCCCAGGTGCTAATAATTATGCAATTTTAGACACAGAAACAGGTGGTATAGTAAGTCAATCTGAACTTCTTATAAAAGATGGATACTTAGACCTAGGTAAAGGTAAGGGATTATTAGGAGGCGCTAGGCCATATTATACACAAAAAGCAGTTGATGATGGTATTGTACCCGCAGCAACTTGGTTGGATGAAACTCAAAGTTTTAGCATTGAGAAATTTGCTAAAAAGTATCTTACTAAAGCAGAAGAATCTCCACAGGAATTTGAGCAAACATTTGAATTTAAAAATCCGAATACAGGTGAACCATTACAAGAAGGTGAAGTAATACGCGCAGGTGATGGAATGATCGACCTACTTGGTGACACACGTGCAGTACAAGAATTTAATACCCGTACAGCAACTCAAGCTGATGTAGCCTCAGGACTTGCAAGCAAAGTAGGTGAACAAGTAGTTGAACGAGTAGATACAACACGCCAGGCTGGATTTGATGATAGTGGAAAATTCCTTGGTCTATCTGCAATGGCAGAAGATATACAACGTGGTAATCTATCACGCCAGCGTGAAGCAGACCTACAAGATGTAGCTCGTTTAGAACCACTCTTTGGTCAAATCATGGAGGATTATAAACCTGGTACTACATCTGCATTGACCGGGGCAAAAGATTTAATCGAAGAACAAAAAGATAACCTGCTTGGAGAAGTGGGAATTTCCGATCCAACAAAAGTACAAGCACAAGGTGTACAAGCAGATGCCCTACGAGCAGGTTTGATGTCTGATGCAGAAGAAGCACTTGGCCAAGGATTAACAGATCGTGAGGAACGACAAATCGCAGAAGCTGCACGTGCACGCTCCACCATGATGGGTAGAACATTTGACCAATCTGGTGCAATCGCAGAAGCAGAAGCAAGGGTTGCTGAAGACAACCAACGCAGAATGCAGAACCGAGGATTTGCACAATCTGTACTTGGACAGGAAGCAGGTATACAGACAAGTGATGATACTCGCTCCATGCAGGCAGACCAATTTAACGTGGCATCACAAATGGATGCCGAGAAATTGCGTGAATCTCTAAGGCAACAAGGATTGCTTGGATATTTAGACGCAGCCTCACGAGTATCCCAGCTTGAGAACCAAGGACAACTCGATCCATTCCAGGCAATACTTGGACGATCTGGTGGTGGAAGCTTGCAAGCCGGACAATCTGTATTCGGACAGGCAGGCTATGGATTAAATGCACAACCTGCATACCTTAACCCAGAGAGTGGACTTGGATACATACAAAACCAAGCAACCAATGCAGCTAATATGTATGGTGCTCAAGTAGCAGCAGATGCAACCAGGAATGCAGGTATCATGAGTGGTATTGGTTCAGCAGCAGGTGGATTACTTGGTAATACATCACTCTTCTGTTGGGTAGCAAGAGAAGTATATGGCGAGCATAATCCAGCATGGAAGATGTTTCGTATGTGGATGTTCCTAGAATCACCAAGCTGGTTCTTTAAACTATACAAGAATTACGGAGAACGCTTCGCAAGTTTCATCGCAGATAAACCACGCTTGAAAGCAGTAATCCGTAAGTGGATGGATTCAAAAATAAGGAGATAATATTATGGCAAGAAAACCATTCTTTAGCGGAAATTACGGATCAGCGCTTGCACGGGTCGATACTCGACCCATCATTGAAGCCGGGCGTGCGCAAGGCCAAATGTACGCAAACATGGGAAGCCAGATTGGTGGCATGATTCAGCAGTATGGGCTTAACAAGGAGAAGCAGAAGAAAGCTGATGCTCGTATAAAGTCTGCAATGAATGGCATGGATGAATTTGTGCAAGCAGGAGTATTATCTCCAGAGCAGAAAACAATGGCAGACGAGTTTTTGAATGACCCAAGTAAATCTTCTGCTGAAAAGGTTGCATTTATTGATGAGCAAGAAAAAAGGTTGTTTCAATTACCCAAACTACAACTTATTCAATCGCAAAACAGAATCGCAGGACTAGAAGCTGATTTTAAAGACGCAACTCAACAGAATAAGATCGCAATGAGTGGTTTAGAATTAGCCGCAAAAGATTTAACTAATCGTAAATCAAAACTTGAAGAAAGTTTACTTACAATAAAATCTGAAACAGAAAGAGACCGAGTTAGAGGACAATTGGATTTACTAAATGAGCAAATCGAGGCTCAAAAAACATCTAATAAATTTCTAAGTGAAACAGAAGGTGATAGGAAATTACAGTCACAATTAAAATCTGCAACACTTGTGCAAAATCTTACTAAAGGTGCTACTGAAATTGCTGCCTTAGAGAAAAAGATTGAAACAATGGGAGAACTTACACCATTAGAAGCACAAAGATTAGAAACTTTAAAATCTGAAGCTGTAAAGAATTTAGCAGAAGCTGATAATTTTAGAAAACAATCTGAACAACTGCAAGGTGTTCTTGATGCAACTAAATCATCACCAGAAGGCACGGACGCACCTGCGGTGCAATTGGATAACATAAATCTATCTGCACAAGGTGATTTAGCAGGACAGGTTAAAGGTGCAGTTAATACTATTGCCGGATATTTCTATGGAGGAACTCCATTTGAAGGGGACAAGGAAGGTGCAGCGCAAGTTGAAATAATAAATCAACAATTCAGACCTGCATTTGTAAAAGCACTAAGTGATAAAGGATCGGTATATACACAACAAGAAATTAACAAAATACTTCCACAAGTAACTGACGATGATGGAACTTTTAGAGCTAAAATTACAAAACTTCCAGCACTACTTAGAAGACAAATAAAAGCAGATAAAAAAACTCTTGTGGCAGGTATCGGCACAAAAAGTCAAAGAGCGCAAGCTTTTGATAATATTCAAAAATTGCCAGCACTAGCAAGTTCTCTTGAGGAAATAATAAAAAAAGATCAAACACAGCAAAGTGGAACTGCTGCAACGAAAGATGAACTTTTAAATAGGTTTAGAAGATAGTATGTCATACATAAATAACAAAGCCGAGGCCGCAGCAGTCGTTCGCATGATTGATGATGGTGCATTTGATAAAGAAAGCGAAGCAAGAGCTATAGCAGCTTTACGTGAGTTTGATAGATTGAGCCAACCATCAACAATGACACAACAAGCATCTGCTGGTGCAAAAGGTTTTAATGTAGGTTTCCTTGCAGACACATTGGGCGCGCCTGTTGACCTAGTCAACTTTTTGGTAAAAAGTGCAGATACGGGATTAGAAGCATTAGGCGTACCCGAAGATTTTATACAACCATCAGAAGCACCAATGGGTGGAAGTGAGTCAATCAAGGAGGCTTTAGTTGCTGGAGGCATGGGGTATCGTGATGAGCAAGAGTTGCCTATTGACCAGCGAGCATTAGCACGTGGTGGAAGGACAGTAGGGCAAGCAACAGGAATGGCAGCACCTGTTTTTGGTGCAGCAAGTAGAGTAAAACCTGCACAAGCTGCAATGCAAGCAGTACCTAAAGTTGCAACAACTGCAAGTTCACCAGGTAAAATGGCAGCAGTAAAAAGTGGATTAGGGCGTGAAGCATCAATGATGCGTGATACTTTAAGCAATGTAGTAAAATCAACTGCAAGTTCACCAGGAAAGATGACAGCAATTGAAGGCACATCTGCATTAGGTGCAGGTACTTTTAGAGCAGGTGCAGAAGCTATTGATCCAGGTAATGAATATTTAGGTATGGCTTCCGAGTTGATAGGTGGAGTAGCTGGGCCTGCACCATTAATGCAAGCAGGTGTAAGGCAAACTAGAAAACTTGCGGAAAACCTTACACCATCTGGAAGAGAAACAGCAGCTAGTAAAAGAGTTGAAGAAGCACTACAAGAAAGTGGGTTCTTAACAAAGACAGATCCAGAACTTGATGAACGCAGACTTACAGGTCTTGCAGATGAATTAAAACAAGCAGAAGACTCAGGAATGACTGTTGCTCAAGTTGTACAAGACCCAATGGCACGAGAAGCATTTACAAAAATAGAAAACACCTTGATGGCATCTGCGGATGATTTAGCCAAACAAGCACTTGAGACGCAGAACAAAAATACAGTAGCTAACTTTAATAAAAAGATAAACAAACTAAAAGGGTCTGGTAATCCATTAGTTGTAAAAGAAGCACAACAAAAACGTATAGACTTTTTTGAAAAGAATCTTGCAAAGAGAGTAGAGATTGCAGAAGAAAAAGCCGGAGATGCAGTAAATCGTGTGTTAAGCAAAAATGCAGAGGATGGAATAAATGCAAGTGCTGAAGCTCGTAAGATTATCGATAATGAACTTACACTTGCACGCAAAACTGAAAAGCAATTGTGGTCACAAGTTGACAAGTCTGTAAGGATACCAACATCCAATCTTGATGTAGTTAAAAAATTTAATCAACTTAGAGACGATGTGCCTGCTGAATTTAGGGAAACTCTTTTTCCTAAAGAAGTGAATGCATTTATAAAGAGAGTGGAAAGCCAACCAGAACCAATTTCTGCAAAAGAACTTTTTAATGTTAGAAGCAGAATACTCGATAGACAAAGAAGTTTAACTGCACAAAAGGAGTTTGATAAAGCAAAGCCAATGAAGGACATTGCAAACTCTCTTTTGCAAGATTTAGAAAAGGTTACTGATGTGACTGCAACTGAAGCACGTGCATTCTCAAGGTCTCTTAATGAAAAATTTAATACAAAGCTAATTAATAAATTACAAGACCTTGATCCTACATTGTTTTTGGAAAGAGCAAAAGGAGGTTCAGATGCAGCAAGAGCAGTAAACTTCCAAGCACTTAAGAAAGCCACACAACGCACTGTGGATACAATGGAAGCACCGCAGGCAACAGAAACACTAAATAAGATGCAGAAAGACTTCATGGAGTCTGCTGCCGCATCTGTAGTTGACCAATCTACTAATCAAGCAAACGCACAAAAACTTACAAAATTTATACAAGGAAATAAACTTACCCTTAAAGAGATTGGTATGCTTGATGATGTTACAAATGTTGAGCAACAAGTTAAACTAGCAGAAACTTTAAAGAACACTGCTGCTAATGGTGTATCAACATTGATAAAGCAGAAGAAAAGTTTAGCTGCACAACTTGCCGGGGGATCAGATGATTTATCAGGCATAATAAAACAAAAGTTTGATTCAAACTTCCAGGCACAAGCGTTTAAGGATTTAGCAAGAACAGTTAAAAGAACAAAAAATCCAGAAGCACTTGAAGGTTTAAGGCACGCAGTATTTGATGAGCTTTTTGACCGAGCAAAAGTTAAATCTGGTGAACTAGAAGGTTTAATTAGTGGTAATAATCTTGATGAGATATTAAACGCAAAGGCAGGAAGAAAGACTGTAAAACAAAACTTACTTGACTCAGGACTTATCACACCAGAGCAATCTGCAAGCCTTACGACTATCAGTCAAAAAGCTAAACTATTTGAAGACGCAGTAAATGACCCAAGAAAAATGCAAAAACTTGTTACTATGGGTGATGGTGTGATGGATGTCCTTGCAAGAGCAGGTGGATCTGCAATTGGAAGTATGATGGCATTAGCTAAAAGTAGCCCACTAATCATGTCTGCACTTGGTGCAAAAATGGGAAGAAAAGTAGTGACTGAAGTGCCTGCACTCAAACTACAAGGCGTGCTTACTGAAGCAGCAGTTAACCCCAAACTAATGCGTAGTTTGCTTCAATCTAGACCTAAAGCTGCAAAGGCAACAGACATCGCAATTAGAGGTTATTTATTACAAGCAGGATTACTGCAAGATTGACAAAATAAATAACTCAAACTAACTTAGCATTTACAAAAGGGACGTAGTAATTCCTTGAGTTAGCTGGCAGGAGTGTCAGCACCTAGCCACCTCCGGGTGGCTTTTTTTGGACTGCATTACTAGTGCTACCTAATGAAGGTAAAAAAAATACACAATGTGTTTGACATAAAAACATTTTTTGCTTTTTGTGATTTTCAACAAGGATATTTACTAACAACAATTAGATAGAACCTTGCACTTCTTACAAGAGATCTCATGCATTTCTTAGAGGAAGTCGCAAGGGGCAATAAAAACCCACAAAAATAACAACTAAAAATATGCACATAACCAACAACCAAGTAAAAGCTTTACATGCTCCAATAGGAGGAGATATAAATAATCGTGGAAAATTACCCCAACCCCCACGAAGTATGCCTGATAATATTGTATTAAATTATGAGAAACCTCAAGCACGGACAATCCTCTTAAGCGAATTAATTTACGCTTACAAAGATTGTCGAAGTACATCTTTTAATGTACCGAAGTATGAAACGATGCGTAATTGTGCGAATGCATTCAAGTATGTATTAAAGAAACTAGAGATGAGCTTGGAATTGGACACCCGGTATTTGGGTGGCAGGCATCCTAAGAGTGGGTTGATCTTGCCTAAGCATTTTTTGCGTAACTTTCCAGAAGGTGCAGATAGATTGAAATTGTCCAAGTCTTTATTCTCTCGTGGCATGATTGAATGGTATGACGAGATTGGGATTGAGACTAGTCATATGGCCAATTGGCAAACAATGGTCGTGAAGCAAAAGCCCGTTAAGGCATTCATACCTACGAATGACATTAATGTAATTATCGAGAAGTGTGAATCCGTGAAGCACACAAAACCAATATTTTACAAAGCGTACCTACTTGCCTATGGACTTGGCTTGAGGAACTCAGAGATGAGGCGAGCGAAGTGGAGTGATTTATATGAGGACATAGAAGGCAATAAATGCATTCGTATTCATAAGCCTAAAAGTGGTGGTGACTTTCAAGACAGACCATGCGATCCAACATTTTGGGACAAGGTCATGGAGATGCGTGACTTTGATGATCTAATTTTAAATTGTTCCCAGGTGTTAATTAGGGAGCGCTTTGCACAATTCTTAAAAGAAGAATGTGGAGTAAGTGAAAGATTTGCAGTTCACTTGTTGCGGAAGTATTGCGGACATCGCTTGATGAGAAGCAATGGAATTTATCCGGCAAGTAAAGCGCTTGGCCATAAAGATACCAAGTTGACTGATCAAATATATAGTGGGTTACCTACTATATCTGCGAGTAAGATTGCATAATTAAAAATCCCCCATGCATATTACCTATATGCAAAACAATAAAATTAAACTACAATCAACTACAAGGAGTTATGATAACAACAGCAATATTCAATGGTATAGAATTTAGGGTACAAAAAAACGGGGCAGTCGAGATATTTGCAGACCGCCCAAGTTTAGTAAAGATTACAGACTTGCAGGATTTACTTACTTCTTTTTTGGAAACTCAAACTTCAACGGAAGTTCAAGCTTCATTCCATTCTCTGCAATCGTTTTGCAACCAGCACGAAGAACCATGTCGTAAAGCTGGGCTTGAAGGAGACCAGTATCCTCACTGAGGGTTTTAATAGTTTTACGCACATCTGAGTGTAAGCGTAGGGATAAGGGTTTAGTTAGATTTTCACGGGTTTTGCTCATGTACCTCTAAAAGCATGACAAAATACAATAAGCAACAACAAAATACAAAAACAATAAATAAATAATATTATGGCATTCTTACCTAGTAATATAAAAGCACCTTCAGAAGGTGGTGGTGGCGCTGGAAACTATATGAGGTTTCAGCAGGGAGATAATAAGTTCCGAATAATCGGAAGTAGTGATGATAAGCCTACTCCAGGCTTTATATGTGGAACGTTAGGCTGGGCAGTTGTGGATGGCAAAAAGCGTCCGATCCGTTGGGCAGAAGGTGAAGAAGCACCACAGGCATTTGAAGATAAACCACGCAGTTTTTATGCGTTTGTGGTTTACAATTATGCAGAGAGTAAGGTGCAGATACTTGAACTTACACAAACAAAACTACAAGCGGAGTTGCTTCAGCTTGCCAATGATGAGGATTGGGGTGACTGCCGGAAGTACGACATTAGTGTGGTACGGAATGGTGAAGGATTGGAGACAACTTATGCGATGAATCCAAAACCAATTAAAAAGTTGGATGATGATCTGCGAGCTATTGCAAAGGCAGAGTTAAAAGCAATCAACCTTCCAGCATTATTTGATGGTGAAGATCCGTTTGCAGCATTTGAACCACCTGTTGAGGAGGACGAGGACGAAGTCCCTTATTGATATGTTACGACCTAATATTAGTAACGATGACTATCATGCTGATATTGCGTTGGGTTCGAGTCGAGCAAGACAATTGCTCGGCTCTTGCCCACTCAAGGTGAAGCATTCGATGAAGTTCCCCACGCCAAGTACCCCTGCCCTATTAAATGGCAGCCTGGTGCATACTGCTACACTTGAGCCTGCATTAGTTGACATTGAATTTGGATGCAAGCCAACAGAGATTGATGGTAATTCTAGCAGAACCAAAGCATACAAAGATGCATTTGCAGAGATGGAATCAGCAGAACCTAACAAGCGTTGGTTACCAGAATCTGATTATTCTATGTGCATGGAAGTAGCTGCATCTGCAAGAATGCATCCATTGCTACTTGATATGTTATACCATCCGGCAAGCAAGACTGAGCATACGGGATACTTCGAGATCGAAGGCACACCCTGTAAGGTTCGTCCTGACTTGTATAATAGTGAGAATGGAATGGTCATAGACTTAAAGACTACAATGGATGCAAGCGAGAAAGGCTTTGCCAAAAGCGTGCGTCAATTTGGCTATGCATTTCAAGCTGCGTTTTACATGACTGCATTAAGGCAAATGGGTGAGCAACCCAAGCAGTTCGTGTTCTTGGTTGTTGAAAAGTCTGAACCATATGCCACTGCATGTTACCATATAGATAACAATGATATTGAGCGTGAAGTACCAAGGGTGCTTGAAGCGATTAAAATCTATGGTGAATGTTTGCGTACCGATGTATGGCCGGGCTATTCGGATGATATTAAAACATTAAATCTTGGCACGCCCTTTACTGAGAATCGCTTGTCTATAAGTAAGACTAGCGAGAAGTTTGGTGTGAGCAGGAGTTATGTTTACAAGATAATTAAGGAACATAACATTGAGACCAGGAAGATCCGTAACAGGCAGACCATATCGATGTATGAATTTTCCAATGCCTTGCGTTGGGCTAACCAAAAGGTGGCGTAATGGGCAGAAATCAAGGTGCAAAGAAGTATCTTATTTCCAGCAAGAAAGCACTCGAAATACTTGGATTTAAATCGCAGACATCCTTAGATCAATTCCATGAGGATGAGGGATTAACCTGTTACATAATTGATGGAACGAGTGGTCGAGGTGGACGTGGATTTGCATGGGATAAGAGAGAAATTAACAAGTGGATGAAAACTGAAGGAAGGAGCAGTGAAGAATGGCTAATCGATTGAAAATTAACGAGATGGATAAAGTGCTGGGTTATGCTGAAGCTCATATTGAGCAACAGAACTTTGAAGGCGCGGTTGTGGTATTACATGCAGCACTAAAACAATTAGTGGCTACATTGGCAGGTGAGGATATGAACAATAAAAGCGATCCTGACATCACGATTGTGACCACAAGGGACTGCATGGTATCTATTGATGATATCAAAGAGATATGTGCTAAGACTATTGGCGTTACTATCAAAGAGTTAGAAAGTAGGAAACGCACACAGGATGTATCCTTGGCACGCCAATGTGCAGTCTATTTTTCTCGCAAACAAGGATATAAGGTTGAAGAATTGGGCAAGGTTTTTAAACGCAATCATAGCAATATCACACACACCTGTAAGAAAATTGAAGACTTACTTGAATGTGATAGGGAGATGGCAGCCAAGATTAACCTAGTGGGAAGAAATATAAATGGGCAAAATTAATTCTCGATCTAAAGGAGCTAGATACGAGAGGGAATTAGCACGCTACTTATCCGAAAATGGGTTTCCAGATTCACGCAGAGGACAACAATTCTCTGGTGGATCGGATTCCCCAGATGTGGTGAGTGATTTTCCATTTCATATCGAGGCCAAGCATGTCCAGGCATTAAACCTATATGCTGCTATGACGCAAAGCATACGAGATGCAGGTGAAAAACCACCATGCGTCATACATAGAAAGAATAACACAGAGAGCATGTTCACATGCAAGCTGGAAGATCTAATTAAATTACTAAATGAGGGGAGTTGGGATGAAGATAGCAGCAGTAGTAAAGATTAAGCATGGAGCTATATGGGAAGCTCTACAAAAACTTAATTGGAATCAGTCGGATTTAGCACGCAAATGTAAAATGCAACCTTCAAGAGTTGGTGAGATTATTAACTTGAAGACAAGACCTTACCAAGGAGAAGTGGATAAGATTGAATTAGCTTTTTTAGATGGAGGTATTTGCGTTGATGTACTTAGTGAATGGCCGGAAATGTTTAGAGTCCGAAAAAACAATCTTACCTATTACAAAGATATTGAGACGGATAGAATGCTAAAAGATTCTAAACCATTAACATTAGAAGAGAAGGAATACATGCAAATACTTCTTAATAAACTATCTGACATTGAAGCAGATGTTTTAATATCACATATAGTTCAAGATATTCCACTCAACGAGTTATCCAAAAAATGGAATCTATCTCCTAATAGAATATCTCAAGTAAAAGAAGAGTTAGAGTTAAAGCTAGAAAAGTTTAGGCTTTTTATAGATAAGGACGGAGTAACATGCCCAGAGCAATTTGGAATGTATTTAGGTAAGCACTATCCCTCTAGAGTTTATGCAAGCGTTTGACACCAGCCTATCTGTTGGCAAGCTGCGTGAGGCCGAATTAATTGAGTTCTTCCAATCCAAGGGGCATAAGCCCATACCCATACCAGGCAAGTTCTCTGGCTTTGATTTCTTCTTAGCCAATACGAAGCAAGGCTATGAGGTAAAGCAGGATTGGAAGGCTTATTATTCCGGCAATCTCGTGGTGGAAGTTGAGATGTATGGAAAGCGATCCGGATTGATGGCAACCACCGCAGATTGGTGGATATTTGATACTAAGACTGAGTTTATATTTATAACCCCAAAGCAATTAAAGGATCTAATCGTGGAAACAAATCCACCCCTGCGTCAATTCACAGGCAAAGGAGATTCCCAACCCAAGAAAGCATACTTGATACCCGTGCAACGCATAAAAAACTATGCCAGCAGTATCATTAAACGATAAACTAACTACAATAAGTTACACATGAATACACTTAATAAAATCATGAATAAAATAATAATTACAGCAATATTTATAGCAGCAGTTATCACCTGGATATGGATGATATTTGCATGGATTATAGCATTAGTAGGAGCATAAAAATGAGTACAGAAAAGCAAGATTTACGAGTCAAAATAAACAACGAAACACACATATTGTTAGATGCCTATTGCGAGCAGTCAGGTACAACTAAAGGACAAGTTATTACTGACCTAATTTGGGGCAGTATTCCCGAACGCCTCGCGCACACGCGGGTATTTCTTACGAAATACCTTAATAATAATATATATAGTACCCCTGACATTTCTGAGGTCAAAAGCAAGACCCGTGGAAAGCGATTATTACCATCTGATTTTTCACCTAACAAATCCATAGCAGAAGATGCAGGCATCGATTTCGATGGTGCGCTTGAAGCGTTTACAGATTGGGCAAAAGCAGGAGGTAAAAAATACCTTGATTGGGATGCCTGTTTTCGCACTGCTTGCAAGACATGGTTGAAGGAACGCTATCCACATTTACGCAGAGCAAGCACAAGCGTTTCAACTCATGGCTTAAATTTTGATGTAACTACCAAGCACCCGGATGATTGATGTTGAATTAGCAGAACAAGCAGTTCTCTCCTCCATGCTGCATGATGAAAGTGGAGTGGCCACAGCACAAGCAGGTGAAGCATTAACCAAGGATGACTTCTCCTGCATGGATCGTTCCACGATCTTTGAGACGTGCTTACGGTTAGCACCTGCAAATGAGATTGATTTAATCATAGAACATCCAGAGCTAAAACAAGAAGTAATCTTTTTGAGCGAGAAGTATGGTGGTGGTGGCATAGAAAGATACATTGAATATTTGATAGATCATCGTAATACGAGAT